TCCTCAAGATTGGACAACTACGCCCAATCTTTAACCGAACCCTGCACCCGCAGGGTTTTTTGTTTAACTCGATAATAATTTATCGGGTATCAGCGCACAGCACTTTCAGCTTCTCCGAGCTACCCCGGTCTGGAAACAGCCGGGGTTTTTTATTTGGTGGATCACAATGAAACAATACATCGGCACGAAAATCATCAACGCTGTGGCTATGACTCGCCAAGAGTACAACGACTTCCGAGGCTGGCAGCTACCTGCTGATGAAAACGGTGCTGATGCTGGCTATCTGGTTGAATATCTGGATGGCGGAAAGCCTAACACTGAGCATTATGCTGGCTACGTAAGCTGGTCACCTGCCGAGCAGTTTGAGAAAGCCTATCGGCCTATGAATAAACTTAACTTTGGTGATGCACTCCATTTGCTGCAGCGTGGTTATAGTGTTGCGCGATCTGGCTGGAACGGCAAAGGTATGTTTGTTTATCTGGTCCCAGCCGCAAGTTATCCAGCACGAACTGGAGCAGCAAAGCAGCACTTTGGTGAAAGTGCCATGGTGCCGTACAACGCTTACTTTGCAATTAAAAACGCCAATGAGACAGTTAGCACTTGGGTGCCAAGTGTAAATGATTGCCTCGCTGATGATTGGCATTTGGTGGATTAGTAATGCGCAACGTCAGCCATAAACTATCAGCGCTGGGCCTAACGGCAGCACTGGCATTAACGGGCGGTACGATTGCAGTGCATGAAGGCTATGTGCCGGGTACTTATTACGATCCAGTCGGTATTTTGTCGGCTTGCTTTGGCCATGTTAGTAACGATTTAATTCCTGGGCAGAAGATGTCAGAAGATGAATGCTTGGCGCTACTGGCAAAAGACTTGGTTAAACACAACAACCAGCTTACTGCCGCTGTGCGGGTGCCACTGTCAGACCAAGAACACGCCGCTTACTTGTCATTTCATTACAACGTAGGCACCGGAAACTTCCGTAGCAGCACATTGCTGCGCCATCTTAATGCGGGTGAACGGATTGAAGCCTGCAACCAATTATCACGCTGGGTATTCGCCAGAGGTATTCGATTGCCCGGCCTGGTAACACGCCGCGCCCATGAGCGCGAACTTTGCTTAAAAGGAGCTTTATCCCATGTTCAAAACTAAGTTGATCGTTACCGCAATCGTGATGGCTGTACTGGCCTTTGCGTTTACCGGCTATTCCGCTTGGGATGCCAAAACAGATTTAGAGCTGGCGCAAGCGCAGGTTGAAAAACTGGAAGCGCAACTGTCAGAGCGTCAGTTAGAAGTAGATAGCCTGGCAGCAAGTGTAAAGCGCGCCGATGATTTCTTAACGCAGCTCAGGCATGAGCGAACATTACTTGAAAGCCTGCATCAGCAACAACTGGCCGAGCGCGAAAAGCTGCAAGCTGAACTGGACACAGCAAAAGCTGCCGTCAACAATCTGAGGCAATCACATGATCAATACGTTAAAGCGTGGGCTGATACTCACATGCCTGGCGCTGCTGTGCGCCTGCTCAAGTACGCCGAATACACAGGTAATTACCCGGACGGTGGTGCAACAAGTGCCGGTGTATCTGACACCGCCGGAAAGTTTGCTGGTCGATTGTCTACCAACCAATTCTTTTAACGTAGCAACCAATGCTGACGGCATCGACTATAGCAACTGGCTGGAGTCGTTGCTGCTCCAGTGCCACAACAACATTCAACTGATTAAGCGCTGGGCCAGCGAGGTTAAACCCGAGGGCCAGAACAATGTCACCCCACAGAGTAATTAACCCGATTATGGATAGAGCAACCACAGCAACCAGCTACACGGTATCAGTTGGTACCGCAGGAGCAGGGTTATTGTCATTGAATGAATGGGCGATACTGCTCGGTATCATCTTTGCCGCCCTGACCTTTGTTGTTAACTGGTGGTATCAAAAGCGCCGAGAGATACGTGAGTTAGAAATGCACAACATTGAACTCAAGTACAAAGAAGCGCACGACCTGCGCGAGCGCCAGTTCAATGAAGCCCGCATGCGCAAGCTACTTGGCAGCGATGAAACGAGTGGCGACTGATGGCAGATAAGCACTGGTCCGAACACAAGCCGTGGGAGAAATGGACGGATAAAGAGAGGTTGTTTGCGCATGAATATCTGATTGATCAGAACATGACGCAAGCATCCATTCGCGCAGGCTATAGCGCAAAGTCCGCTGACAAGATCGCCCATGAGCTTTACCACAAGCCGCATATCAAAGGGTGGATTGAAGAACATCTGGCAAAGCGCTGCGCTGCATTAGAGGTTACCGCCGACCGCATTTTAAAAGAGCTGGCATTGATCGGCTTTCAGAATATCGCCGGCGCTTTCACTGGCGACAACAGCCTTAAATCCATTGCCGATATGCCAGAGGACATTCAGCGAGTGATCTCCGGCATCGACATTGACGAGCTATTCGAGGGCCGCGGCGAAGATCGCGAGCATGTTGGCTACACAAAGAAGCTGCGTACCTGGGACAAGCTAAAAGCGTTAGAGCTGATGGGTAAGCACCTGAAAATGTTTACTGAGAAAATTGAAATCAACGAGCGCCCGAAAGTCTTTGTGCGCGATCTGACTGGCAAGAAAAGTAAGGATTAATGCAGTGTGTCAGACCAGGTTGAGTTGCATTTCGAGATTGCTGCGCAAGGCAAAACACTTGAAGAGTACATGCTCGCCCGCGATCGGGTTACCTGCATTATGGGGCCGGTTGGCTCCGGTAAAACGTACGGCAGCTGCATGCGGGTGTTTAACCAGATATGTGAGCAGCGACCTAATAAGCAAGGGGTACGTAAAAGCCGCTGGATAGCGGTGCGCAATACCTATTCTGATCTTGAATCAACCACAATGAAAGATTGGAAAGACCTGTACCACAACGAGGATATGCCGCAGCTTGGCCGCTTTGTGCATGACTCGCCGCCAACGCACTATCTGGATTTTGATCTGGAAGATGGCACATCGGTAAGGGCAGAGGTGGTGTTTCTGGCGCTGGATAGGCCAGAGCATGTCAAGAAGCTGCGCGGCTTGCAGTGTACCGGCTTCTGGCTCAATGAAATGAAAGAGCTGCCAAAAGCCATCATCGACATGTGCGACTTGCGGCATGGCCGATACCCAAGCGCTGCAGATGGTGGCGCAAGCTGGCATGGCATGATAGGCGACACCAACGCGCCTGATGATGATCATTGGTATTACAAGCTGGCAGAGGAAACCAAGCCAAAAGGTTGGAAGTTCCTGCGACAGCCCGGCGGGGTGATCCGGCAAAAGTCAGAGGATGGCAAGTCGTTTAAGTGGGTGATAAACCCCAACGCAGAGAACATTGCAAACCTGCCAGGCGGCACTGCGTACTACGAGAACGGGATGCAGGGCAAGTCTGACGACTGGATCCGCGTCAACTTGGCTAACGAGTACGGCTCTGTTGTTACCGGCAAGCCGATTTACGAGGGCAGCTGGGACGAGGTTAAACACACTTCTAAGTTTAACCTGGCACCGATACCCAAGATTAAAAAGCTGCTGATGGGCTTTGACTTTGGGCGCACTCCGGCTTGCATCATTGGCCAGCTAATGCCTAACGGTAAGCTGCGGGTGCTGGAAGAGTTGATTGCGGCCGGCATGGGTATTCGCCGCTTTATGGACGAGCTTGTAATACCAACACTGGAAGAAAAGTACAGTGACTACAGCCTTGACCAGTTTGAGGCATTTTGCGATCCGGCCGGATTAGCTATGTCAGATAACGACGACAACAGCCCGATCGGCATTCTTAATTTTGAATACAACATAACCGCGTGGCCAACATCCACTAACTCACCAGCCAGACGCTGGGAGGCGGTTAATTATTTCCTTAATAGCAAAACAGATTACGGGCCAGCGTTTGAGCTGTCGCCCATCTGCAAGGTATTGCGCAAAGGCTTTAACGGTGGCTACTCACTGCGCCGGCTTAATACCAGTGGCGAGAAGTACGCGACCACCGCAGATAAAAACGCTTACTCGCATCCACACGATGCACTGCAGTACCTCTGCCTTGGCGCCCAGGGTGAAGTTAATTACGACTGGGCAGGGCGAGAAGATAGAAACAATTACCGCAATCAGGTTGCTTCCGCACCTGCCGACAACAAAACAGGGTATTAATCGTGTCAGAATCGACCGCATCAGATCGCCAGCGTATCAAGATTGAGCGCAACGAGTATCCGCACAAGTATGACCGGGATAACTTGATTGATGGCCTTGCCCAGCACTTAGAGCAAAAGCTGGTTGAGGCCATGAACGAGCGCTGCGAAATTGATTTTAGAATGGTAGAGGATCTGCGGCTATACAGCGGCATTTATGATCCGGAAGTGTTGTCTAAAATGAAGCGTTCCAAAGTGTTCATTGGTTTAACCCGCGCAAAGACAGATGCTGTGATCGGCCAGCTTGACGACATGCTAAACCCAACCTCAGATAAGAACTGGGGTATTGAATTAACGCCAGTGCCTGAACTGTCTGAGTTACTAAGCTCAGAAAAAGCGGCAGTAATGAATGGCCAGCAATACCAGTTTGAAGAGTCAGGCGAAACAGTTACCGAGGCCGATATAGCGCGGCGCGAGCTGGAGATTTTAGAAAAAGCCCGCGAAGCCATGGAAAAGGAAATCAACGATCAGCTTACTGAGTGCCGCTACCAGGCGTTGAGCCGCACAGTTATCAGTGATGCCTGCATTGTTGGTACCGGCGTAATGAAAGGGCCGGTTGTTTCCAAAGTGGTAGATAAAGCCTTTATTAAGTTGGAAGATGGCTCTTATGCCATGGAACATAAAGAACGCTTGGTGCCAACGGTTGAGATTGTGCGCCCTTGGGACTTTTACCCTGATCCCTCTGCGTCCTGTATTGATGAAGCAGAATACGTATTTGAACGCCGCTACATGAGCAAGCGGCAGCTGCGCAAATTGGTTGGCCGCAAAGGTTTTGACGAGGAGCGCATTAATCGGGTAATTGAATTATCCCCCATGCAGACGCAGCACAAGTCATCATTTCAAGATGATGTGCGCAAGCTGGCTGGTCTTAATGACGCGCTAAACGACAGCAGATACGAAACGTGGGAGTACCACGGTCCGATATCCAAGCAAGTGCTGTTTGATCTGAATGTGGCACAACCATCGGAAGATCCAGAGGAAGCGAAAAAGGAAGCGCTGGAAGAAGTTGAAGCCATTGTATTTTACTGTGGCGGCATGGTGATCGGTGCGCGTGAGCCGCTAATCGATTACACCAACGACTGCGCATACAAAGTATTTAACTATGCCGAGAATGACGCATCTATCTTTGGCTACGGCCTGCCGCGCTTAGCCGCTGAACCGCAGATGATTATTAACACCCTGTTCCGGCAGATACTGGATAACGGCTCAATAACCTGTGGTCCACAGATTGGTATTAACCAAGACCTGATCCAACCAATGGAAGCAGGCAACTGGGAGCTTCACCCGTTCAAACTGTGGAAGTTCACAAACAAGAACGGCGCCGATATCCGCAGCGCATTTAGTACCTTTGAATTTAATAGCCACTTAAACGAGTTGCAGGGCATCTACCAGATGGCTCGCGTTATGTTTGACGAGGTGGCTGGCATACCCATGCTACAGCAGGGTGAGCAGGGCCAGGCCACGCCAACGCTGGGCGGTATGTCGATGTTGATGAATGCCGCCAACACAGTGCGCCGCCGCCAGGTTCGCTTGTGGGATGATGGTATTACCAACCCGATGATCAGCGACTTCTATCACTTCAACATGCTGTACTCGAAGAAGAATGACATTAAGGGTGATTACCAGATTGATGCTCGCGGCACTACCTCATTACTGCTTAAGGAAACCATGGCCCAGGCCTTAACCAACTTCTTAAGTGTGGTTGGTAGCAACCCTGTTTTCTCTGATGTTATCCGCTTAAAAGCGGTTGAAGTGCTGCGACAATGGGTTAAAACACAGGGTTTGCCGTCCAGCATTCTACCTACTGATGATGAGCTAAAAGCCTATCAAAAGCAGATAAAAGAGCAGCAAGAAAATCAACCGCAGGATCCAGCTATTGCCGTTGAGCAGATGCGCATGCAGTCGCAACAGGCTAAGTTCGATTTTGAAAAAGCCATGTTTGAAATGAAAACCCAAATTGATATGCAACTGCAACAAGCCAATAACCAGCTTAAGGCGCAGCAGATAGCTGCTGATATGCAATCAGCCGCAAGCAAAGAGCGCGTGGAAATGATGAAGCTGGCACAGAACGACAAGCTGAATACTGAAAAGCTGATGGTCCAACTGAAAGAAACCCAAGCCAAGCTCGAACAGAACTGGCAGCGCTTTATGGCTGAGCTGCAAGTTAAGCAGCAGTGGGGCGACCACAAGGCCAACTATGGGCTGAATGCATAATGGCTATTCCATCGCAATACTACAGAGCAATTATTCAAGAACTTGAGCAAGACCGCAAAGAGTTGCTCGAGTATCTCGCTGGTGATCACGACCTGACTAAAACCAGTTTTACCCGTGGGCAAATTCACCAGATTGACCAACAGATCCGGACATACCTCAAACGCATTGAGGAAAAAGCCTAACCGAATTCTGGCCTAGCCAGATAGAACGAAACCCGCGCTCAGTCGCGGGTTTTTTTATGACTGCAAAAAAGCACTCAACAGGAAAAATCCAATGACTGAGCAAGCATACGATGACATTGACGCCGCGTTTAATGACGCAATGCAGGACTCTGACGACTCCGCAGATCAAGGCGAGCAGCATCAAAGTGCCGACACTGGCAGCGAAGAAACTGAGTTAGATATTCAGGATGATGGTGAACAACAGCAGCAAATGGATGATGCCGCTGAACAGGACGACACCGACCCCTGGCAATCTGTACCAGAGCCGCTACGCAACCAGTTTCAGCAAACCAATCAGGCGCTGCAAAAGCTGCAATCTGACTACCAGGCAGTAACAGGCCGTTTAGCCCCAACGCAACGGGAGCTGGATGCCCTTAAGAAAAAACTGGCAGAGCAGGAGCAGTTAAAGGAAACCGGCAAAAAGGATGGCCCAACCGCTGATGAAATCGAAGCTATGAGCGACGATGAACTTAAGCGAGAGTGGCCGGAAGTCGCCGCAGCGTTAGAACGTAGAGAGCAGCAGCTACTTAGCCGCATCGAAGCCAAGCTTAACCCACTGCAACAGCAGATGGAGCAGCGGCAGCAGTTCGAGCAGCAGCAACAAGAGCAGCAAATTAGACAGCAAGAGCTTAACCGGCTTGCGCAGGCTCACCCTGACTATGTCCAGGTGGTCGGCAACCCGGCTTTTAAAACATGGCTGTCATCCCAACCGCCAGCAGTTAAGCAAATTGCCAGCAGCATGAGTGCTGACGACAACATTGTGCTGCTGAACCTCTACAAGCAAACAACCGGCGCTATTGCAAAGCCTGCAGCGCAGCGCAAACCCAACAACCTTTCTGACCATGTGGCGACATCCCGCAAGGGCGCTGGTGCGCCTATAGCTGTGCGCCGTGGCGAAAGTGACTTTGAATCTGAATTTGATTTCGCAATGCGAAATGGATAACCGCAAGGGGTGATCTATGTCTAACAATTATGGTGATATCAGCTTAGGCAATGCCGCTAAGGCAATGTCAGAAGCATTAAAGCACGTTGAGCCAATTCTGGTTTTAACGAAACTGGCCAAGTCGTTATGGATTGGCATGAACGAAACCAAAGTAGCGCGCTTTCGCCGCATTGTGCCGCTGCCTCTGGCATTGACACCGCTGACTGAGGGTGTAACGCCAACCGGCTCTGATTTCCGTTATGAAAACGTGGAGATCAGCCTGGTGCAACTGGGTGACTACATGCCAACTACTGACGTGCTGCTTGACTTGCACGATCAGCCAGTGGGTAAAGATATGTGGACTGCCGCATCAGAGCAAGCCGCGCAAACTATCGAGCAGTGGTTATACAGCATTCTAATTGCTGGTACCTCTGTGCGTTATGCTGGCGGTGTGGCCGGCCGCTCTACTGTCGCTACCGCGCTGACTAAGAGCGAGCAGCAGATCATCACTCGAACCCTTGCCCGCAACAAAGGTAAGAAAATGCGTAAGATGCTGGCAGGTACGCCAGACCATAATACTTCGCCTATCGAAGCTGCCTACATTTGTGTAACCCATACGGATATGGCACCACACATTCGTAAGATGGAAGGCTTTGTGCCGGTGGCTAAGTATGGTCAACGCCAGCCGATCTGCGATGAAGAACTGGGCTCAGTTGATGATGTGCGCTACATCTTAACGCCATGGGCTTTGCCGTTCGCTGATGCAGGTGCAGCAAAAGGTACAGGTGCGACAGAGTTAATCTCTACCACTGGCACCCTGGCTGACGTTTACCCTGCGCTGTATTTCTGTGAGGACGCGTTTGGCGCCTTATCAGTTAAAGCAGGTAAAAAAGGCGGCAAGTACGTTCCGTCAGCCGGTGCTATCCAGCCGCAGGTGGTAAACCCGAAAGCGGCGGCAAGTGACCCGTTAGGTCAGCGCGGCTCAATGGGTTGGAAAACCTATTTCCAAGGCAAGATCCTGAATCAGCTTTGGATGGTCCGTGGTGAATTCGCTGTTCTGAAAACACCTCCACAGTAACCAGTAGCAGTTAAACCCTCATAAGGCCGCCATTGCGCGGCCTTTTTTATTTAGCTCACGGAGAGTTTTATGACAACCATGAAAAAACCCAATAAATCATCCAGCCTGAAATACATTATCGAGTTTGCTAAAAATGAGCTTGGCGTAGAATTGCCAGCTGATGGTGATAAGGATGTGCTGCTGGCTGAGGTTCGTCGGTTACTGCAAGAAGCCGGTGATGCACCAGGTGCTGATGACGAAGAAAATCAAGGTGGCGATGCCGGTGATCAGGAAGAAGATGGCGAATTCACTGAAACCGAACAATCTGAAACGCCTACTCACTACACCATTAAAGTCAGTAAACCCTCTGACACCAAGCTGCCAGATATGGTGGTGTGTGCCAATGGTGACAATTTCCAGATCCACTTTGGCAAACCAGTGAAAGTACCAGCCGTGGTTTATAACATCCTTTGCGATGCCCGCCGCTTAATCCCCGCGCACCGCGATATGGAAACCAATGAGTTGGTACCAGAAAGCTGGGAGCAGGAATACAACTTCTCAGTTATTAAAGAACACTTCAACTAATCCCGCCAGGTGCTGCCATGACGTTTTTAGAACTGTGCAACCGGGTGCGGCAGGAGTCGGGTATTTCTGGCTCTGGCCCTATTACGGTAGTAAACCAGCAGGCGATTTTAGCCAAGGTGGTGGGGTGGGTGCGGCAAGCGGATCTGGATATTCAGCGCCTGCAGCCGGATTGGTCGTTTCTATGGCGCATGGGCAGCGCTAACTTACAGGCTGATGTGCGCCAATACAGTACACTGGATCTTGGCCTGGTTAATGCTAACCGGATCACGCGCATTTTTATTGATGGCCAGCCTTTAACGGAACTGAGCTGGGATGTGTTTCGCAACCGTGGCTTTTTAACGGCAGCCGATAAGCAGCGGCCAACGGTATATACCTTTCGGCCTGACGGTGTAATGCAGGTATTTCCGGTGCCGGATGCTGCTTACACGCTCGATGTGGAATACAGCGTGTTGCCGGTTCAGATGGTGGATGATACCGATGTGTCGGCCATTCCTGAGCGCTTTCACGATGTGATTATGCACAAGGCGCTGATGTATTACGCCAGCCATGAGGAAGATGGTTCGCTGCTGCAGGTGGCCACCATGCGTTATGATAACGCCCTGGCTGAGTTAGCATCGGCTTGCCTGCCCCGTATGTCGTTTAGCCGGGGAGCATTCTTAAATGGCTAGTAACACCAGCGTTATTACCATACCGCTAACCGGCGGGCTTAATGTGGCGGTAAGTGACCAGATGATCAAGCCCGGTGAGTGTACCGAGCTTATCAACTACGAGCTTACCACCACAGGCCGTTATCAGCGCATCAAAGGCTATGAGCGCTTCGACGGCCAGCCGGCGCCATCGGAGATTATCGGCGCTGACTTACCCGGGTTCCCGTTTGCAACCTTTGACGATTTCTTAGCGGCATACCGAGCCGAGCGCACGTTAAGAACGGACGCCATTCAGCCGGTGCCGGGTTCCGGCCCTGTGCTGGGTGTATTCCGCTTTAATGACGTGGTTTATGCGTTCCGCAACACGGTAGACGGCACCGCGGCAAAAATGTACCGCAGCAGCGGCACTGGCTGGCAGGAAGTGACCACGCCTGCGCTGTCGCCAGATGGCAACTATGAGTTTATCGAAACCAACTTTAGCGGTTCGGCCGCAGCGCGAGAGGTGATAGGCGTTGATGGCCGCAACCCGGCCTTTCGATTTAACGGCATTTCCTTTACACAGATAACCGGCCCCATTACACCAGACCAGCCCACGCACGTTGATGTACTGCCGAGCCAAAAACTGGTAATGAGCTATCGCGGTGGCAGCTTTGTGTACTCAGAGATAGGCAACCCGGCAGGCTGGAGCGGTGCAAACGGTGCGGGCGAGATTGCAGTAGGTGACGAGATAACCGGCATTGATGTGCAGGCCGATAAAGCCACCGCCATATTCTGCCGCAATAAAATCTTTATGCTGTACGGCGCAAGCGAGGCTGATTTCCAGCTAACCGCCTATGCGCTTAACTCCGGCGCCATTGCCGGCAGCATACAAAGCATGGGCCAGAGCATCTTTTTAGATGATCGCGGCCTGACCAAGCTCGACCGCACAAACCAATTTGGCGACTTTGACAGCGCCACCATTAGCCAGAAAGTGCAGCCATTACTGCAGCAGCGCCTAAGCAGCGTTGTAGCCAGCATGATTGTGCGCGGCAAAAACCAGTACCGGCTTTTCTTCTCGGATAATACCGGGCTTATCCTGACCATGTTCGGCGGCGAGGTAATGGGCTTTACTGAGCTGCGCTATAACTTTGTGGCGAGTTGTACGTGGTCTGGCGAGGACAGCACTGGGCGAGAACTGCTATACGCCGGCGGTACTAATGGCTATGTGTATCAGCTCGATAGCGGTAACACCTTTGATAATGTCGCCTATACCAGCTCATTCCAAACCGGCTTTATGGCCTTTGGTAAGCCAGAGGATAAAAAGCGCTGGCGTAAGCTGGTGATTGAGGCCAACAGCGTTACCCGTGTTGAGTGCCAGTACCGGCTTTACTACGACTATGCTGATCCGAACATTCCGCTATCTGATGTGCTGATAGGCGCCGGTAGCAAGTGGGATCTATCCGATTGGGATGATGCGTTGTGGGGTGGTGCGTCTACGTCATGGAACGATGAATACATAGACGGCGTAAGTCGCAACCTTGCTATCTATTTAAGCCACACCAGTGATTATTACCCGCCGCATATTATCAGCCAGTTTTTCTTACACGCCAGCCCAAGAGGTCGCCGCAGATGAATTTTAACCCGTGGCAGTTTTTAAACCCGTATATCCCTTACACGACCATCCGGGCCGAGGAAGTTAACCCGAATTTTCAAGGGTTAAGTGTGAGTATGCGCTACGTGGCTGACGAGCTAAACAGCTTTCGGCCGCGCCTGCCAAACAACTTTACTGGCAGTGTGGCAATACCCGATCAGCCTGTTGCCAATACGCTGTTAGGCATAGACGAGCAGGGCAATATGGCGCTGGTAAGCCAAGCTGCTTTTGGCCTGAATGCTGGCAAAGAATTAACCATTAAAACCCATGCCGCGCAGACGCTAACAGTAGACGGCAACAACCACACCAACTGGTTCAATATGGCTTTTACCGGCGCAACCGAGGCT